CTGGTGTTGATTTTGAAGAAGTAATCGGCAACTTTTAATTAACAGAGGTTAAAAACTATGGCAACCAGAAATCAATTAAATCCACCCCCTTTAAGGAAGATTACGGACTTCAAGAGTAAGTTGTCTGGTGGTGGTGCTAGAAGCAACCTCTTTGAGGTTGTTCTTTCCTTCCCAGATGTTGCACCTGCTGATACTAATGTTCTTGACAAATCAAGATTCTTAGTTGAGTCTGCAGCACTTCCCGCTTCAACAGTAACTCCATTAGAAGTTGCATTTAGAGGAAGAACTCTAAAATTAGCGGGAGATCGTACTTTTGAAAGTTGGACAATTACGGTAATTAATGATACTGATTTTTCCATTCGTTCGGCTTTTGAAAACTGGATGAATAAAATTAATAGAGTTTCTGATAACACAGGTGTAACCGATCCAGCTCTTTATCAGGCAGATGCATTTGTGTATCAATTAGATCGTGATGGATCTACTCTGAGAGCATATCATTTCTATGATTTATTCCCAACAAACATCAGCCCAATCACCTTGGCATATGAAACTGATGCTATTCAGGAGTTCACTGTAGAGATGCAGGTTCTTTGGTGGGAAGCAGTCAGGGGTGATTCTCCTGTTGCTGGTGGTGAAGATATTAACTAAATAGAACATATTAAGAGTTTAAGTTTATAAAATGGCGAAACTTTTTGGTTTTTCGATTGAGGATAATGAAAAAAAATCCAAATCAATAGTCTCCCCCGTTCCTCCTAATAATGAGGACGGGGTTGATTATTATATTCAATCTGGATTTTATGGTCAGACTATTGATATTGAGGGTGTTTATAGAACAGAATATGATCTAATTCGTCGTTATCGTGAAATGTCACTTCATCCAGAATGTGATGGTGCAATTGAAGATGTTGTAAACGAAGCAATTGTAAGTGATTTATATGATTCTCCTGTAGAAATTGAACTATCTAATGTAAATGCAAGTGATAAACTCAAAAAAATTATAAGAAACGAGTTTAAATATATTAAGGAAATTATGGACTTTGACAAAAAGTCCCACGAAATTTTTAGAAATTGGTATATTGATGGCAGATTATTTTATCTCAAGGTAATTGATATAAAAAAACCTGAAGATGGCATTCAGGAATTAAGATATATCGATCCTATGAAGATGAAGCACGTTCGTCAAGAAAAAAAGACAAGTAATAATGCTGGACCAAACTTATCAGCACTTACTAATTTTAATGTAAATCAGGTTACATATCCAGAAATTGAAGAATATTTTATCTATACTCCAACATCAAACTACCCATCCGGTATGCTTGGATCTTCTGCAAAAGGTGCGGTAAAGATTGCAAGAGATTCCATCACATATTGTACTTCTGGACTTGTAGATAGGAATAAGGGAACAGTTCTTTCATACCTCCATAAAGCAATTAAGTCACTTAATCAACTTAGAATGATTGAGGATTCTTTGGTAATCTATAGATTATCAAGAGCGCCAGAACGTCGTATTTTTTATATTGATGTAGGTAATCTTCCAAAGGTAAAAGCAGAACAATACCTCAAGGAGGTTATGAGTCGCTATCGTAATAAATTAGTTTATGACGCACAGACTGGCGAAGTTCGTGATGACCGCAAGTATATGAGTATGCTTGAAGATTTCTGGCTTCCAAGAAGAGAAGGTGGTAGAGGAACCGAAATTACAACTCTTCCTGGAGGACAAAATCTAGGAGAACTTTCTGATATTGAATATTTCCAGAAAAAACTTTATAGAGCATTAGGAGTTCCCGAAACAAGAATTGCCGGAGGGGGTGATGGATTTAATCTTGGACGTTCATCCGAAATTTTAAGAGATGAACTTAAGTTTTCTAAGTTTGTTGGACGTTTAAGAAAACGTTTTGCAAATATGTTTAATGACATGCTTCGCACTCAACTTTTGTTAAAAAACATTGTAACACCAGAAGATTGGGAGACTATGAGTGATCATATTCAGTATGATTTCTTATATGACAATCATTTTGCAGAACTTAAAGAAGCAGAATTACTTACAAATCGTCTAACACTTGTTACAACGATGGAACCATATATTGGCAAATATTTTTCAACTGAATATGTTCGCAAAAAAATTCTTCGTCAAACTGATAGTGAAATTATTGAAATTGATGAACAAATTGATGATGAAATTGAAAAGGGTATTCTTCCAGATCCCAATGCAGCAGTTGATGAAATGGGAAATACAATTCCCGATGGTGGTGGAGAAGCACTTCCAGCAGAAGGAACAGGAGAACCAGCACTGGGAGAAGTTCCTGAAGAACCTATTGCACCAGAACTACCTCCAGAACCTAAAGGTGGTAAAATATAAATAATCTTATAGTAATACAATATTTTTATGGAAGAACTTATCGATTTGATTGCAATGGATGGAAATGCATCTGATGTATCTGATAAAATTAAAGAAATATTATATAGCAAAGCAGCAGAAAGAGTTGATTCAGCTCGACCCTATGTTGCATCATCTATATTTGGTGATGAAGAAACCACCGAGGATCAAGAATAATGGCAATTAAGGTTGTTCAAAATGTAAATAGAATAACTGCGTCTGCAGGTGCGGCTACTACTAGTGATCCTATTGCTCTTAAAAGTGGATATTTAAGAGTATCTACTGGATTAACATCTGTATATGTTGAGACCGGTGGAGTTCCTGTTGCAACCACTAATTCTTTTCATATTGGACCATATGGTAATGAAGTATTGAAAGAGAGAATTGCCAGACAAAGAATTGTAGGAATTACTACAGGAACATCAACTGTCATTTCATTTGATGAAAATGCATCAAATCCATTTTTACTTGGTGATTATGTCACTATTCAAAATGCACAACCAGCAGGAATCAATACAGAGCATAAACTAATTACTGCAATATCTAATGAATCCGTAACAATCTCTCACGATAGTTCATCTATTGTTGGAGTAATTACCGTAACTAATGCAAATCTTGCAAGAAGCATAAAGGTAAGTGCAATTACCGCATCAGGTTCTCAAGATGTTAGTATCACAGAAATCGTTCAGTTAGTCACCGAATAAAAATGAAACTCATCACAGAAGAAGTCTCACAAGTCGAATTTATTACCGAAAAAGTAGGTAATAAAACAAATATGTTTATTGAGGGTATTTTCCTTCAAGGAGATATTTGTAATCGCAATGGAAGAATGTATCCTATGGAAACTCTTTCCCGTGAGGTGAAGAGATATACTGAGGCATTTATTAATAAAGGTCGTGCTCTTGGAGAACTAGGTCATCCTGATGGTCCTACCGTCAATCTTGATCGTGTTTCTCATAAGATTGTTTCTCTTACTTGTGAGGGAACAAATTTTAGAGGTAAGGCGCAACTTCTTGAAACTCCTATGGGTAAGATTGCAAAATCACTTTTAGAATCTGGAGTTTGTTTAGGCGTTTCTTCTCGTGGTGTAGGTTCACTCAAGATGACCAATGAGGGTCATAAAATTGTCGGTGAAGACTTTATGCTCGCTACAGCGGCAGATATTGTTGCTGATCCTTCTGCTCCTGATGCTTTTGTTCAGGGAATATTTGAAGGAAAGGAGTGGATTTGGGAAGGAGGTATTCTTCGTGAAAAACTTGTCGAATCTACAAAACGTAGAATTAATACTCTTGTAGATGAAAAAACTTTTCAAGAACATAAAGTTCAACTATTTCAAGATTTCCTCGCAAATCTATAAATTATAAATAAATATAGATTATAACACAATCAAAACAAATGTCCGTTGGTAAAGATTTACAAGAAATGGAAAACGTAGTAACCAAAGGGGCAGCACCTGCCGAACCAATGCAAACTGGTACTGGATCTATTACTCCAGGACAAACTGGTGCTTGGGAAGATTTAGGCGGTCCTACACCCGAAAATTATCGTCCAGATGACGATTCATCAGCACTCAAAACTCCTGGAGCAACTCTTGCTCAAGTTAGAGATGTTGTAAATGCTAAGGCATCCGCAGCAGAATCTCCTCATTCTTCAGCAACTCCCGTAGTAACTCCTGGTCAGGGTATGAAAGAAGAGACTGAAGACGAGGATGAAGAGGATTTAATTGCTGAGGCAGAGAAAAAAGAAGATCCTGGTGAGGCACCCCATAAAGAAGGCAAACCAGAAAAGGGTGAAAAGAAAGAAGGTAAGGGTCACGAAAAAGATGAAGATGAAGATGATGAAGAAGATGAGGTAATGGAAGAGTTTGACATTGAGGAAGATGTCAATGCTCTCCTTGCAGGTGAAGAACTTTCTGAGGAATTCCAAGAGAAAGCACGTACCATCTTTGAGGCAGCAATCCGTTCAAAGGTTGCCGAAATCAAAGAAGATCTTGAATCTGCCTATGAGGCAACTCTCGTAGAAGAGATTCAGGCAATTAAAGAAAGTCTTACTGATCGTGTAGATGCATACCTTGAGTATGTTGCTGATGAGTGGATTGCTGAAAATGCACTCGCAGTTGAGCACGGTCTTAAGACTGAAATGACTGAATCATTCCTTGCTGGAATGAAACAACTTTTTGAAGATCATTATGCAACTGTTCCTGAAGATAGATATGATGTTATCGAGAGTATGGTAGATAAACTTGATGAAATGGAAGGAAAACTCAACGAGCAAATCGAAAAGAATGTTGCTCTGAATAGAAGATTAGCAGAGTC